GTAAGACCAAACTTAGAAATAAATTATAAAAAGAATACAGGAAACAAATAATGAGTAGAGAAAGTTTATTGAAAGCACTGATGAGTCAATATCAAGGTGAAATGGATATTGCAATCGCAAATATTAATGTGTATCAAAACAATCCTGCAGGTATAGGTGAACATCCTGATGTTGCACAAGCACTCGACACTCAAGTTGAGAAGTATGCAAACGCAAAAGAAAAATACGAAGCAGTTCAAGATTTATTAAACAATAGACCACAAAAGACCTTGACAGAATAGTCCCACTGTAGTATCATTACAGTATGGATTTCTACACAAACGTCACTCGCACCCGAGACAAAATCCTTGTCAGAGGATATCAAAATGGTAAACAAAAGAAACTCGCAGTTTCTTATCGACCAAATCTATTCATCCCATCAAAGAAAGGAGACACTCCTTATCGTTCACTAGACGGAAGACCACTCGAGGTTGTCAATCTCAATTCTATGGGTGGTGCAAAGAAATTCAAAGAGAGATATACAGGTGTAGAAGGATTTGAAATCCATGGTTATGACCGATGGGTTTACACTTACATTGCAGATAAATTTCCAGGCGATATAGAATTTGATAACAAAGTTGTAAAGGTTGCAACACTTGATATTGAGTGTGAGTGTGAAGATGGTTTCCCTGAACCTATGCTTGCAAATGAAAAGGTCAATGCAATCTGTATCAAACCTTACGGTAAAGATGCACATGTATTTGGTATTGGTGCATGGGAACATGGTAAGACTGATATAGTATATCACAATTGTAAAGACGAATCATTCTTACTTACAGAGTTTGTAAACTACTGGAGAAAAGAAAACTTCGATATCATTACAGGTTGGAATGTAGATTCATTTGATATTACCTATCTTTGTAATCGTATTGATAGATTATTTGGTGAGGGAGAACACAAAAAACTTTCTCCATGGAATATGTCAGATGTTAGAGATTACTATTCTAGTTGGGGTACAAAACAAATGTCTTACACTTTACATGGTGTAAATGTTCTTGACTATCTTGAACTCTATCGTAAACATACATTCGTCAATCAAGAGTCCTACAAACTAGAACACATTGCACAAGTAGAACTTGGAACAGGTAAGTTAGATTATTCAGAATATGGTAATCTACACACACTTTACAAACAAGACTATGGAAAGTTTTTAGAATACAATGTCAAAGACGTATTACTTGTAGAACAACTCGAAGAGAAACTTGGATTCATCGAACTAACACAAACCATGGCTTACAATGCGAAGTGTAATTATTCTGATGTGTTTGGAATGGTAAAGTATTGGGAAACTATTATCTATAACTTCTTAAAAGACCAAGGTATTCAAACACCACCACCAAGATTAAAAACTGGTAATGACAAGATGAAACCTATTGCAGGTGCATTTGTTAAGGAACCACAAGTCGGTGGTCACAACTGGGTAATGTCTTTTGACTTGAACTCACTGTATCCACATTTAATTATGCAGTTCAATATTTCACCCGAGAAAATGATTATGGGTCAAAGACAAGATACAAGTGTAAAACGTCTACTCAATCAAGAGTGTGATTTATCTTATGTGTATCAGTGCGACAATACCGTGACACCTAACGGAGTTATGTTCAAACGTGACAAACAAGGATTCCTTCCTGAACTCATGGAAAAGTTTTACGATGAACGTAGGATGTGGAAGAAGAGAATGATTGAGTATCAGAAGGAAAAGGAAACTTGCACGGATGCAAAACGTAAAAAAGAACTTGATACACTTATCAAACGTTCATACAACAATCAACAAGTCAGAAAGATTGCATTGAACTCTGCCTATGGTGCTCTTGCAAATCAATACTTTGCATTCTTTTCCATTGACCTTGCAGAAGCGATTACACTCAGTGGTCAGTATGTAATTCAACATGCAGAGAAAGTTGTAAACGAATATCTAAACAAAGTTCTTAAAACAGAAGACGAAGATTTTGTGATTGCAATGGATACTGATTCAGTTTATATCACTATGGACAAACTAGTGTCACAAGTGTTTCCCGAAGATACACCGAAGGACAAGGTAATTGACTTTCTATCCAAAGCAGAAAAACAAGTCGAAGATGCATTGAAGAAAGGTTTTGATAATCTTGCACAATACACGAATGCATTCCAACAAAAGATGGAAATGGGACGTGAGGTAATTGCAGACAAAGGTATTTGGACTGCAAAGAAAAGATACATTCTAAACGTATATGATAATGAAGGTGTAAGACTTGCAGAACCTAAACTCAAAATGATGGGTATCGAAACTGCAAAATCTTCAACTCCACAATGGGTCAGAAAGAAACTAGAAGAAGCAATCAAAGTGGTCATGACAAAAAGTGAACAAGAGTTGTGGGAGTTCGTAGAAACTGCACGTAAAGAGTTCAGAAACCTTCCTGTAGAACAGGTTGCATCCCCTAGAGGTTGTAAGAACCTTGCTCAATATGCAGACTCATCTAGAATTTATTCTAAAGGAACACCGATTCATGTCAGAGGTTCCCTACTATATAATAATCAGTTAAAGAAAAAAGACTTGGACATGAGATATGAATTGATTAAGAATGGTTCTAAGATACACTTTACCTATCTTACACTACCAAATCCAATCAATGAAAATGTAATTTCGTTTGAGTCAATATTACCTCGTGAGTTTGACCTACATAGATTTGTAGACTATGATATGCAGTTTAACAAGTCGTTTGTTGAACCACTGAAAGTAATCGTAGAAAAAATAAACTGGAACGTAGAACCAGTTGCATCATTGGATAGTTTTTTTGCATGAAATGTTTTGTAATTACAGTTGACCACCCAAAATCTCATGAGATTGCAGATAGATGTATAGAGTCTTGTGCAAAACAAGGACTGCATGTAGAAAAGTTTAATGCGATTACACCTAAAGATAATCCTAGAGAAATAATAAAAAGGATTACAGGTAATCAAAAACGAATGATATTAGATAGAGAACCCTTTCCTGAGAGAGTTGCATCTTGTTTTGCATCACAACTTACATTGTGGGATAGGTGTTCAAGAGATACAGAACCATATCTTATATTAGAACATGATGCAGTATTAGAATTACCTTTTCCACATGATATAGAGTTTGATAGATGTATTACACTTGGAAGACCAAGTTGGGGCCCTCATCTAGATAGAAAAGAAGTCTTAGACAAAAAATTTAAACAAGGTGTAAACAGTCTTACATCACGATGTTTTATAGGTAATCATGCAGTATTAATGAAACCTCAAGGTGCAAAAGAGATTATTAAAGATGCAATTAGGGGTTCAATAGAACCTGCAGATACTTATTTGAATAAGAGTCGATTCCCATGGTTAGAAGAATTTTATCCATGGCCTTTTGTAGTTAGAGAAACTTTTTCTATGGTACAGGGTGATGCAAATGAAGACGGTGCAGTAAATACACTTCACATAAAAAACAATATAGATTTGTGGACATATGAAACAATAGACCCTGATGAAGACATTTCTAATTAGAATCAAAGACCATCCACTATCTGAAAAAGAATCAAGAGAGTGTTTGTATAGTGCAGATTTTCATGACTATAAAGAAGATATACAAATTTTTGATGCAATCACACCTTCTAGAGGTTGCGAAGATATATTAGGAGATAGACCAAACATCTTTGATAATTATCCTAGACCCGATAGAGTTGCATGTTGTTTCGCATCACATTATCTTTTATGGAAAAAGTGTATAGAACTTAACGAACCCATTCTCATACTTGAACATGATGCAATTTTTATAGATGAGTTTCCTGATGTAGAATTTGATATGTGTTGTACTTTTGGTGAACCCACATATTATCAACCACAATACATAGATTTTGACACACCAAAAATAGATGGTATTCAAACTCTTACTGATAAAAACTTTTTAGGTCACCATGCATACGCAATGAAACCTGAAGCTGCAAAAATATTTGTAGAAGATTGTGACACTACAGTGTTAAGTCCTAATGATTTGTGGATGACAAAAGAAAAGTATCCATGGTTGCAAGAATATAGACCGTTTCCAATCTCTGCACAAAGAAGTGCTTCTACAGTTCAAGATAGAGTTGACCCCGAGTCACAAATCCATGTTCCATACGAAGATTATCATTTTGTGAATGATAGTAAAGAAAAACAAGAGTTTGTAAAAAAATATTATCCACGTGCATGGGAAGGTCAAGATACTAGTTTTGACCAAATAAAGATATAAATAATTATATGATTGAAGTCACGGATAAAGCAATTAAAAAACTCATTGAAAAGAAAGTTGATTATGTCAGACTTGGTGTCACTGGTGGAGGTTGTGCAGGATATGAATATGTTTTCAAAGATGCAATTTTTCCACAAGATGAAGATTCACTAATTGATTATGGAAAGTTTCAATTTGTGATTGACCCTTTGTCAGTACCCTATTTAAATGGAATGACATTAGATTATGTTGAAGAAGGATTGAACGAATACTTTAAATTTTTAAATCCAAACGAAGAATCTGCATGTGGTTGTGGAGTGTCAGTGCAATTCAAAACCGTATAAATAACAGTATGTATCAATATAAAGTAAGTGTAGTAAAAGTCGTAGATGGTGACACAATTGACGTAGATATCGATTTAGGTTTCTCTACAGTTTTAAGAAAACAAAGAGTCAGAATGGTCGGAATTGACACACCTGAATCTAGAACAAGAGATTTAGTCGAAAAGAAATTTGGTAAAGCATCCAAAAAACATCTTAAAAAACTATTAGAAAGTGCAGAAAGTCTATCTTTAATTTCACACGATAAGGGTAAGTTTGGTCGTATCCTAGGAACAATTATAGCTCATTTTGCAGAAGGTCACCCTGTATACGAAACAGAAATTAATATTAACGACCAAATGATTAAAGACCACCATGCAGTAAAATACAATGGTGAGAACAAAGATTTAGTAGAAGAACAACACCTCGCAAACAGAGAAATTATACTAGAAAAAGGTGAGGTAGAATTATGACAATAAGTGCATTAGATTGTTTTTACATTCTATCAATTGCATCTATATTTGGTTTTATCATTATGATGGAAATGCAGATAAAACAAATCAAAACTATGATGGAAGAACACATTAAGTTTGATTGTATAGACGACCATAAAAAAGATTAAAAAACCCCTTTACAGATAGGACACCCTCGAGTATACTAGTAAGTATACATTTATGAGGAGTGTTTTATGTCATTTATAAAAGATTTAGTCAAGTCCAGTGGAAACGAATATGCAAATATAGTTTCTGAGGGAGTTGCCGCTGGTGATGTGGATAACTTTGTTGATACAGGTTCCTACATCTTCAACGCACTATTAAGTGGTTCACTACACGGTGGACTACCTTCAAACAAAATCACTGCAATCGCAGGTGAGTCTGCAACAGGTAAAACTTTCTTTGCACTAGGAATGTGTAAACAGTTTCTTGAAGACAATCCTGATTCTGCAGTAATGTATTTTGAATCAGAATCTGCAATCAGTAAAGAAATGATTGAGTCAAGAGGAATTGATTCTTCAAGATTCGTTATCATTCCAGTTGTCACGGTTCAAGAATTCAGAACACAAGCAATCAGTATACTAGATAAGTATCTAGAAACACCTAAAGACAAAAGACCAAAAATGATGATGTGTCTTGATTCACTTGGTATGTTATCTACAACCAAAGAAATCGAAGATACTGCAGACGGTAAAGAGACAAGAGACATGACACGTGCCCAAGTAGTAAAGGGTGCATTCAGAGTCTTAACTCTAAAACTTGGTCGTGCAGGAGTTCCTATGATTGTCACTAACCACACATATGATGTGATTGGTTCTATGTTCCCTCAGAAAGAAATGGGTGGTGGAAGTGGATTGAAATATGCAGCCTCTTCTATTGTCTACCTTTCAAAGAAAAAAGAGAAGGAAGGAACCGAAGTAATTGGAAATATAATTCATTGTAAAAATGCGAAGTCAAGATTGACCGTAGAAAATAGAGTAGTTGATGTAAGACTATCCTATGACAAAGGATTAGATAGATATTACGGATTACTAGATATGGCACTTGCATTCGGTATCTTTAAGAAATCGTCTACAAGAGTGGAACTTCCAAACGGTAAAACAGAGTTTGGTAAGACAATCAATAACAATCCCGAAAAGTATTTTACAGAAGATGTAATGAATGCATTAGAGGAAAAAGCGCAGGAATATTTTAAGTATGGTGAGACTAGAAACGACAATACTGAAGAATCTGATTCAGAGTAATTCTTTTACACGTAAAGTGCTTCCTTTCATTAAGGAAGAGTATTTCAACGAATTAGACGAACAGACTGTATTTAAAGAAGTAAGAAATTACTTTGACAAATACAATAAATCCCCAACTGTAGAGGCACTTCTCATAAACCTTGATAACAACACAACGTTATCTGATAATGTTGTGAAGTCATCAAAAACGATTCTACAGAATATGGGAACATCCGAAGAAACTGCTGAAGAGTGGTTAGTAGACGAAACAGAGAAATGGTGTAAAGATAGAGCAATCTATATTGCAGTCATGGACTCTATTGAAGTCTTGGATGAAAAGTCTAAACGTTCTAAAGGTGAAATACCCGAACTATTGAAAGATGCACTTTCCGTGTCCTTTGATACACACATTGGACACGACCAAATAGAAGATTCAGATAGACGATTTGAGTTCTATCACACGGAAGAAGAAAAGATTCCGTTTGATATAGAATACTTCAACAAGATTACCAAGGGTGGTTTACCTAACAAGACTCTAAACATTTGTCTTGCAGGAACTGGTGTTGGTAAATCATTGTTTATGTGTCACATGGCAGGTGCCGCTCTGATGATGAACAAGAATATTCTATACATTACACTTGAAATGTCAGAAGAGAGAATCGCAGAACGTATTGATGCAAACGTCATGAATGTTCCTATGAAAGAACTTCCCGAATTATCTAAGAAAATGTATGATAAGAAGATTGATAAACTTAGAGATAAGACAAAAGGTAAACTGATTATTAAAGAATATCCTACTGCATCTGCACACGTAGGACACTTCAGACACCTATTACAGGAACTTTCTTTGAAAAAGGATTTCAGTCCTGATATGATATTCATAGATTACCTAAATATATGTGCATCACATAGAGTAAGGCCAGGTCAAGGTGCAAACTCTTACACACTTGTAAAGAGTATTGCAGAAGAACTTAGAGGACTTGCAGTTGAGTATGATGTCCCTATAGTGAGTGCAACTCAAACTACTAGAAGTGGTTATGGAAATAGTGATATCGAACTTACTGATACTTCAGAATCCTTTGGTCTACCTGCAACTGCAGACTTTATGTTTGCATTGATTACTAGTGACGAACTAGAAGAACTAGACCAGTTAGTAGTCAAACAGTTAAAGAATCGATACAATGACCCAACCGTATTCAAAAGGTTTGTCATTGGAATCGATAGAAGTAGAATGAAACTCTACGATTGTGAACAAGAAGCACAAGAAGAGTTATATGACTCTGCAGATGATACACCAGTATTTGATAAAGGGAGTCATGCAAAATATAGTGATTTTAAAATATGATTACAAGAGAATTAAATGTAGGTAGAAGTGGAATTGTACAATTTAAACTTGCAAGTGAATTGTACACTCAAATTATGGAATATATTGGTACGGAACCAAATGATAAAATTACTCAGAATATGACTGATAGACTTGCAGGTCACATAAAAAAAGAGTTTAATTTAGAAAATATAAAACCAAAATTATGGGAAGATTTTACAACTTTTTTTGAATCAATAGTGTATCAATACGAAGATGTATATCAATTTGAATCATCTGCAACTGCTCTAGTTTCACCTTCTTATAACGGAGTAGATGCATATACTTTAGATGGTTATAACAAACCATGTTTTCAAGAAGAACTAAACAAAATAAATCAAGATGGTAGACAATGGGCAATAAGTTTAGATAGTTTATGGGTAAATTATCAAAAAAAGTATGAGTTCAATCCTCCACATAGTCATAGTGGTCATTATTCCTTTGTCGTTTTTATGAAAATACCTTATGATGATGATGAATTTAATTATTATCAAGATGTTAATGCATCTTTCCTTGATAAAACAGGAATTAACAGTTGTTTTAATTTAAACAAAATAGACCCTTGGATTAAAACTACTCAAGACATTTCATTAAGAGTATCAAAAAAACATGAAGGAGTGGGTTTATTATTTCCTTCACAAACATGTCATTCAGTCCACCCTTTCTACACATCGGATGATTATAGAATCACAATTGCAGGAAATATTTCTGCAGTTGAGGTTGATTTTGGAATGCAAGAACAAATGAAAAAACCTCCAAGTTTTAAATCAAGTTATAAATTATAATTTTATGAATAAAAAAACATTAAAACCTAATGACGTGATTAATAAGATTCAAGAAAAAATTGAATTGAAGAAAAAACTTAGGCAAAACAAAGAAGACGAATCTGTTAAAAAACAAATTATAAAAATAGAAAAACAGTTAAAAGGTAGCACACTTACTAAAATATGAAAGTCCTAATTCTTGGTTCGGGTAGGTGTGGTACCTCAAGACTGATATGGTGCCTATCAGAACACTACAACCTCGAACAAATATCAGAACCTTTTAACTGGGATTATAAAAAATCACCAAGACAAACACAAGATTTTGTAGTTCCCGATAATCATGTGATAAAATGTCTTCCATGTTATCAAATGTATATTGACCCTGAATTAAGACAACTATCTGAACAAGAAGATGCAGAGGTAAGAACACTATGGTTTATGGAATTTAGTCTACAATTTGATAAAGTGATTATAATGACTAGACGAGATTTATCTCAAAGATTACTATCTGCCCTACATGCACACAAATATGGTACTTGGTGGGACAAATATGAGTTTAAACCTATAGAACTTACAGAAAAGGATAAACCTTTAATTGATGATTTTTTATATACAGAAAAGGTAATTAACACTTTATCACAACAACTTGCAATTCCAATCACATATATGGAAGACTTATACACAAGTGATAAAGAAAAATCAAAAGAAACTTGGTTATCCTTTACACAAGATTACGAGTATAAAGGTGATAATTTCAATGAAATTTACGAAAAATTCTTTTCACCTATACATAAACAAAGAACTTAAAAGTATAAATAAAGATATAAGATTTATCTTACGGAGTACATATGCCTTATACAACAACACAAATTGCAACTCAACAAAATATTGTCGATAGTTTAAAGGAAAACCTAAATTGGGTTAAAGACGTTTCACATACATTTGAAGGAAAAGGTGACCCTGCACGTAAATGGACGGGTACTAGAACTGCATTTTGGTCAGACTGGAGAACTAATAATCCAAACGCAACATGGAGTGGTTTAACATGGGATGCAGATACATCTTCGTATACAGGAACGTTAAATGAACCATATACCGATAGTGGTGTTGAAATGACACCTAGTCAGATGTATGACTGGTGGCAGTGGGAACAAGTCGGTTCAGATGGTTATGAAAACGGTGATTGGACTTCATGGATTTCAACAAAAGAGGGTGAACTCGCAACTGAAGAATCTACTCTTGCAACCATGCAAGCCGACCCTGCATAAAAACCCCCATATTATATTATGAGAATTTTGATAATTGCCACGGGTAAGTGTGGTTCCAATTCATTAACAAACGCAATATCAAAAGACTACCATTTAACATGGGTAAATGAACCTTATAACGAGGGAATGAACCATGCAAATAGTCCACTAAGTATAGAAGAAAAAAGAAGTTTAATTGATTCTGATGACGTAATTGTAAAATGTGTAAATGGTACATGGCAACATCCAAATAAAAGATTATCACAATTTGATGATATAGAAGTACGAAACGACTTCTTTAAATCATTATCTAAAACTTTTGACAAAACGATTTTATTAGATAGAAGAAACGAATCTGAAAGACTATTTTCTGTTCTACATGCACACCAACATAATACTTGGAATCAAAAAGAAAAATATCAAATAAAAGAAGTGTCACTCAACGAACACTGGATACCCTACTTAGAAGGTGCATGTTATCAAAAAGACTCAATCAATAAATTATCTGAAGATTTAAATTTACCTATCTATAGACTCGAAGATTTTTGTACTGAAAATTATGAGTTATCAGAGAAAACTTACAACAATATTATAGGTACAAAAAATTGTGAGTTTTCATATCTTTACGATACTTACTTTAATCCTAGACACAAACAAGGATATAAAAATACCTAAATAGTAGACAAACACATAAAAAAGGTGTATAATTACTATTATGGGTGCAAAAAACTTACATCTAGAACATTTAGAAGACGAGATTATCAATCAGGGGATTGATGGTGGTCGTGGTGCAATAAACTTCTTACAAGGTCTTAGAGACATGATGAAGGGTAATTCTAACTCTTCTGTAAACATGACCGTAAAATGGGATGGAGCTCCTGCAATCTTTTGTGGTAAACATCCCGAAACAGGTCAATTCTTTGTTGCAAAGAAATCACTTTTTAATAAAGAACCTAAATTCTACACAACTGAACAAGAAATTAAGGACGATTCAAGTCTTTCAGGTCAATTACAGGAAAAGTTCCTAACCT